ATTATGGATACAAATTCGGCCAAGAAGAAGAGACGTATAACATTGTTGCGGCTCATGGGTACTTTGGGAGACTCATATTCCAGTACGCTTCTTTTAATAATAGCAGGAGTTTACATTTCTTCCTGGCTACTTGGCCCGTCGCTTGCATATGGCTTACCTCTATGGGAATCTCCACTATGGCTTTTAATCTCAACGGCTTTAACTTTAACCAGTCAATCGTTGCAGACAATGGCAGAGTCGTCCCCACTTGGGCTGATGTCCTCAACCGTGCCAACCTAGGCATGGAAGTTATGCACGAGCGTAATGCTCACAACTTCCCACTTGACTTAGCAGCTGCTGAAACAAGTGAGGTAGCTTTAACAGCACCTTCAATTGGTTAGTGTAATCGTGGCGACCTGACTTATCATCCTCGCCGCTGTTAACTTCCTAAATTTTAAATGACAGTAACTACTGAATACGGTAAGCAAAACATGTTTGCCACTGAACCACCTATCGAAGTAACAACTATGAATGATAACGCTGAATTACAAAATGGCCGCTGGGCTATGATTGGTATCGTTGCAGCTCTCGGAGCTTATGCAACAACAGGTCAAATTTTACCAGGAGTTTTCTAATGTCACCACAAGGTCCAGGTACATACGGTACTAAAAAAGGTCGCCCACCTAAGAAGGGTACAAAGAAAAAATAATCACCACGTCCGTTCATCCATTTTTCATGGACGCATGAAACCTAAGCATGGAACGGGGCTTAGGTACTAGGGATTTATTATGTCACAAGTAGAACTCCAAGCTCGTATTAAAGAGCAACAGGATTTTCAAAAGGCTATGAAACTCAAGTATCGTGGTGTCACTTACACTAAACATACACACAATTAATTTAATGAAAAAACTTGCACTTGTCCTAGCATCCACTCTAGCTTCTACACCTGCAATGGCTGGTCCATATGTAAACGTGGAAACCAATGCTAACTATACTGGTTCTGATTACACATCAAGAACAACTGACCTACACGTAGGTTATGAAAATGAACTAGGTGCTCTAGCTTTCTATGTACAGGGCGGTAAGACAATCAATGCTGCAGACGGTGTTGATTCTGACTCTAACTTCTCTGGTAAAATAGGCGGCTCAGTAGCAGCTACAGAAAGACTTGGTGTATATGGCGAACTAGCTGTAACAGCAGTAGAGGATTCTGACAATACATTTGGTACCAAACTAGGAGCTAAGTTCAGCTTCTAAAAGTATGTGCGGAATCACATTAAACTATGTCTCCCGTAGCGGAACTGCGGGAGGTCAACTTTCTCAATAATTAAACATGGCTTTTAACAGCAACACAACTTACGGAACTACAGTATACTCTACTGGTACGTTCTTTGATAATGCTAAGATTGTTGCGAACGATGGATCTTCTCTATCTTCAAACACATTAGCAACTCAGTCTGGACTTACCATTGATTTAGGTGGTTATGAAAGAGTACTAGGTAGATACAACATCTGGTATGATTCAGATAACACTAACGAACTTAAGTTCCTAGTTAAGACTGTCGCTCAATCTGATGGTTCTACAACAGTTGCAAGTACTATCTACACACAAGCAATAGCTAGTGTACTAGAAAATACTTCAGCTGCTACTGCTAACGCTACCTTCTTAGAAGGATCAGGTACATCATCAACTGATGGTACTGGTGTAGAGATTGAAGTTGACATCGGTGCTGCCACAACTGGTACACTATTAACTGTTGATTTTAATGTTCTAAGTACAGCAGCAACTAAAGCTAACCTTGTATTCCAAGCACGTAATACCACTGGTACTGGTGCAGGAACACACATATTAGCTGGTTCTTATGTAGCTTATAAGAAGTGGTAACACACTTCGGAGAGAGAGCACCTCAGAGTAGGACTCTCTCTTCATTGGCTGATGGCCCTTACGAGGATACCCAGAAGCTGTCTAGACGGTGGGATAGACCACAACAAATAATTCGAAAAAATTTTCTCAACGTTGAGAGTCCGTAAACTATACAACTCTCGTACTAACAATGGCTAATGCCACACAGTCGGTACTCGGTGCCTTGAATAAGGCGGTCTCAAACACCGCTGGTTCTCAAGCGTATGATACCAAGTATGCGACCTATTTGAAGCTGTTCTCAGGTGAGCTATTTAAAGCTTATGAGTCAGCAACTATCGCACGTGAAACCGTGCAGAGACGTACCCTAAAGAACGGCAAATCATTGCAGTTCATTTTCACGGGACGTATGCAAGCTGCTTACCATACTCCAGGTGAGCCAATCCTCGGTTCAGGCGATCCTCCAGTAGCTGAGAAGACCATCCAATGTGATGATCTCCTTATCAGCTCTGCGTTCGTTTATGACCTTGATGAGACTCTTGCACATTACTCTTTGAGATCTGAAATCTCTAAGAAAATCGGTCATGCACTGGCTGAAGCATATGATAAGAAAGTCTTCCGTACAATTGCACTAGCTGCAAGGGAAGCTCATCCTATCACTGCATCTCCAGGTCCAGAGCCAGGTGGTACAACCATCGAGCTTGGTGTGACTAAGGAGTACAATGCACAAGCATTAGTGGATGCCTTCTTTGAGGCAGCAGCAGTTCTAGATGAAAAGAACCTACCTAAGACAGGACGTACAGCCGTACTAAACCCACGTCAGTACTACGCTCTTGTATCTCAGGTATCTTCTAACATCCTAAACAGAGACTATGGTAACTCACAAGGTAACCTAAACTCTGGTGAAGGTCTAGTTGAAATAGCTGGTATCTCAATCAAGCGTTCTAACAACCTACCATTCTTAGCTGGTACAGTTAACCCTGTGTCTGGTGAGAACAACAGTTACAATGGTGACTTCTCTACTCACTGTGGTTTGATCTATCAAAGAGATGCTGCAGGTATAGTGGAAGCCGTTGGACCTCAAGTTCAAGTAACAGGCGGGGACGTATCAGTCCTTTACCAAGGTGATGTTATGGTTGGAAGACTTGCAATGGGCGTCGGAACACTAAACCCTGCAGGTGCAATTGAACTAACTTCAGCACGTAGCTAATTATGTCACTTAACCCTGGAACATCTACAACTATAACTAGAGTTAAAGGGAACGGTGCAAGTCTTAGTGGCATTGGTCAAGTTGATCAATCAGTCACTAAGAACCCACCTACTCCATTAGAGTATGGTCGGAAGCATTTGAGTCCTGCTAACATAGGTACAGTTTCTTAACTAACTAAATATTATGGCAGCTCCTTCAGCAGTTGGAGAATACGGTTCTTGCGGTGCAGGAACAG